TCCAAGTTTGGCTTGATTGAGGTCACCGCCGTCCCGGACGAAGTCAAGGTCATGAAGCCCGCCGAGGCCGAACCGGAGAATCTGGTCAAGGCAGACGTATTGCGGTGCGACTACCCCAATCGACGCGTCATGCTGGTCAAGTTAGAGAACGGAAAGTCGGTCTTCTGCAACGTTTTCGACTCAAGGCCGTTCAAACCGAAGATGCCCGTCGTGATTAAGCATCGCGGAGGCAAATACTTCTGCGAGCATCGCCCGACCTCAATCCTCCGCCTCAACACCCTTATCAAGCGCAACTCACAATGAAGAAGAACACCAAGAAGAAAGGTGGCAAGCGGTGCTAACCGCCGCCGCCTGATAAAAAGCCCATGGGAATGATGAAGATGATTGGCAACGTCGGACGCAAGTTCCGCACGGCCTACATGAAAAAAAGCCGCAGGAAGGTGGACATGCCGAAATTGTCCCCTGACTGGAACGCTCGCCTTCAGGCTGGAGAGGACTCGGCACACGTCGAGTTCAGGCAACAGCAGAATAGTGCCCGTGCCTACATCGAGCGTAAGCTTTCTTCCCCGGCTCAATCCTCTTGGTCCATGAAGAAATCCCAGACCAAGAAATAATTTTTACCCAACAAAAATGAGTATGTTCAAAGCAGGTAGGGCTGTCGGCAAGGGTGTGAGGTATCTCACCCAGCTTGGTAGCAAAATTGGCAAGGGCCTCGGTAGCTCCGTCGATAAGCTCGGCGCTGGCACCCGCAACACCCAAGCCTCCGTAATCAAAGGTGCTCGCGGTGCTCGCGATGCCGCCAACTCCGCAGGTGCCGCCGCACGTCGCGGCGTCAAGGACGCGAAGGCGGGTTACCGGACCGGACGTAGTGGCGGTCTGCACCTTAGCGACGTGCAGGAAACCTCTGCCCAGAAGTACCACCACGGCAAGATGGCCGAAGCTGGCAGGGCCAACTTCATTCAGGCCAAGGCTCCCAACAGGGACAAGTACATCAAGGCCAACAGGCCCAAGGGTGTCACCCGTGAGGCGTACAACGATTTCGCCAAGCGTAATCCTGACATCGTCAAGAAGGCCGACAAGATGCGTGGTGGCCCTATTGGCGGGTCTGGTCGTGGATACATGACCAATAAGGGACCTAAGGCGTCCGACTACAAGATTGGCCGTCGCATCAGCGACGACGAATTCGTCAAGTCCTACCAGAAGCCCGGCATGTCCAAGAACCGCCGTGCTGGCATCATCACCGGTGCCTCCATCGCCGCTGGCTATGGCGTCCACAAGGCGAACGACGCCATGCAGAACCACTACCAGCGACAGAAGAACTCCTCTCGATGAAAATTCCAAAGAAGCTTCTCTCGTCTGCCGCCAAGATGTTCAAGTCTGGCGGTTCTGCTTGGACCAAGAAAAAGCAGGGCATCCCGTTCGCCAAGCTTGAAGACATGAGGGACTCTACCACGTCGGCCAGCAAGGTCGCTAGGGGTAGGAAGATTCCGCTGATTACCGACAAGTACGGCAACAAGTCCTCCCTTCGTGCCAACTCCAAAAGAATCGCATCATGGCGTATGGGCGAGACCTACGGCCCCGGCGAATACTCCAAGTACGACCCATCCAAATGATTACTCTCATCATCGCATCCATCACCTTCCTCGGCGGCGTCTATGTCGGCGCCCGCTACTCCGAGAAGCTTCTCGAAATCTGGGAAAGCATCGTAGGCTAAATGCCCGAAGATAAGGACGTCATCATCTCCAGCGGGGATAACCCAAAGCTGGACCCGGCGGCGATTCTTAGTCTTGAACGCAAGGCTGGTACGCGGGGCGACTCCAAGCTGGAATCCGAGTTTGAACGGAACAGCTTGGGTCAGCTCACGCATTACACCCAGCTGGAAGCGAGCAACAAGGCCCTTGAGGGCCGTAAGTCTTACTGGGGTGACCATCCTATGGCCAACCTTCAGGGGCCTGCCACTACCGGCATGGTCAAACAGACTGAGCGTATGCCGCCGCAGAGAGACCTCTCTGGGGGCGGTGCGAAGTCTGGTATCAAGCCATACAAAAATTTCGCTTCGGCCTCCGGCCGAATCAGCGGAGACGGCAAGTTGTCGCGTCTGGCACAGGAGGCAGTCGGTAGCATGAAGAACATGGTTCCTACCATGGGGTTGCCCGTGAACAGCGTGACCGCTGGGCCTTTCCGGTTCAAGGGACTGACTTTCAACGGAGCGTTTCCAGTACTGAACCTGAGGCAATGGGATAGGGCCGTGACCGCGTCCTACTCCAACATGGAGGATGAGGAATGAGCCTAGACGTAGTGAATGTGGCAGGGTTGCGACTCACGAAGCACCCCATCATCCACCTTCCTACGGAAGATGAGGTAATCGGCCTTGCCCAGACCATCGGGGCTGAGAAGACGGCCGAAGTCCTGAAGCGGCGCGAGGAGAAGATTCAGGCAGAGATAACCGACCCGTACAGGCATGGCTACGAGCCCGAGAGCTGGGCGGACGCCGACACGCTGCTTATGGGTGGCAACGAACTGCTCATCATGGGCGGTAACCGAGCAGGCAAGACGGAGTATGCCGCCAAGAGGGTGATGCAACTGCTTTGCACCCGTCCTAATTCCAGAATTTGGTGCCTGCACACGACGTCGCAGACCTCCATCCAGATGCAACAGGCCGTCATCTGGAAGTACATGCCCCCTGAGTTCAAGAACGCCAAGAAGACCAAGGTCACCAACATCCAGTATTCCCAGAAGAACGGCTTCACCGACGCCACGTTCGTCCTTCCTAATCGCTCGCAATGCTTCTTCATGAACTACGGGCAGGAGAAGAAGGTCATCGAAGGTGGCGAACCCGACCTGATTTGGTGCGACGAGCTTGTCCCGCAGGACTGGATTGAGACCCTTCGCTACCGACTGGTCACCCGAAGCGGTAAGATGATTCTCACTTTCACGCCCATCACGGGCTTCACGCCTGTCGTCAAGGACTACGTCGCCGGGTGCCGCATCAAAAAGACCCGCTTCGCAGACTTACTTCCAGAGACTCAGAATGTGCCGGGGATTCCTAAGGGCCACATGCCATACATAGCTGAGTGCTCCAAGGGTAGCGCGAATGTAATCTGGTTCCATTCCATCCTCAATAGGTACTCTCCGTTCGAGCAAATCAAGCTCGCATTGCGTGGTCGCGGTCCGTACGAGGTCAAGATTCGTGCGTACGGATGGGCAGAATCGCTCGCTGGCTCCCAATTCCCGAGATTCGGAGAAGCGAACATCATCCCAGCGGACCAGATTCCAGAGGAGGGCACCAACTACATGGCCGTTGACCCTGCTGGTGCCAGAAATTGGTTCATGGTTTGGCTACGCATCGACGAGCACGGCAACAAGTTCGTCTACAGGGAATGGCCAGACATCAGCATGGGCGAGTGGGCCCTCCCATCAGAGAAGCCAGACGGACGTCCCGGCCCCGCCCAGAAGCAAGGTGCTGGCATGGGTCTCACGGAAATCAAGGAGCACATCCTGACTCTCGAGAACGGGGAGGAAATCACCGAAAGGTACATCGACCCTAGGGCCGCTGGCTCGCCCGTAATCAACAAGGAAGGCGGAACCACCCTCCTCCAGCTTTTGGACGAGGAGCCTTGTGCCATGTATTTCACTCCTGCCGCTGGCCTCAGGCTAGAGGAAGGCATTTCCATTATCAACGACTGGTTCGCCTACGACCAGAACCAAGAAATCTCGGCCATCAACCAGCCCAAGCTGTTCATCTCGGAGGAGTGCCACAACCTCATGTGGTGCTTGCGCGAGTGGACTGGTCTGGACAACGAGAAGGGTGCGTCCAAAGACCCAATCGACGCCCTACGCTACATCGCCGTCATGCAACCCGACTACGGCGGTAGCGATTCGTACAAGGCAATCGGGGGAGGCTCTTACTGACATGAACAACAAAATTCCACCCCTGCTCAGGCTAGCTGAAGCCGCCGAGCATTACGGACTGTCCAAGACCACGCTCATCCGCCTCCGCAGGCAAAAAGCCCTCCGCGTCTTCACGACTGTCGGCAAACAGCACATGTTCTACCGAGACGACATCGAAAATTTCCTCAAAGTAAATTCAACCCCTCCCAAGAATGAGCAACAGGCTTAAAGACAACAAGCATCTCCGCGACCCTCTCGTCTACCATGAGAGGAAGCCGGACATTAAAGTGCTCCTCGAGGAGTACGAACGCTCCGCATACCACGGAACGATGGTCTCCAAGATGTCTTGGGCAGACGACGTCCGCTACGCCCGCTGGCCCGGACAGACCGATGACGGCAAGAAGCACAGTTGGGCCCGCCCAGAGGGTGACCCAGCCTTCCCGTTCGAGGGTGCTTCCGACGTCCGCGTCCGTCTCGTTGACAGGCTTATCCGCGACCAGAAGGCCATGCTGATGACTTCCTACAACGCTTCCACCCTGAAGGTCGGCGGCACGGAAGTCGGAGATACCATGGCCGCTTCCAGCGCGACCAACCTCATGAGGTGGCTTATCGAGACCAAGCTCAGGTCCGAGGTCCAGCGTGAGGCTGAGCTAGTCGCAGACTACATGCTCACCTATGGCTGGTCTATCGCCCAGATTACTTGGGACCGACAGCTTGGCATCAGGAAGCAGTCCCTGACGATGGATGAGCTGTATGCCGTGCAGGAGCAGGAGCAGCAGATGGGCGGTGGCGAAACCTCCAAGCTCATCGGTGCCATCATGAATCCAGCCAAAGAGGACTTCGCCATCGAGCTAATCAAGGAGAAGTTCCCGATGATGAAGTCCAAGGACCTCCGCAAGTTCGTCAAGAAGATGCGCGAAGAAGGCCAAGGAGAGCTCGAGGAAATCTACGTCCAGAAGAACCTTCCGAAGGTCACGGCCCTGAAGCCGTACGACGAAGTCTGTTTCCCTCCTGAGACTTCTGACCTCCAGCAGGCCCGCGTAATCTTCCGAAGGCAGTACATGACCGAAGTCGAACTCCGGTCCATGGCCCAAAACGCAGGTTGGAATCCTGAGTTCATCGAGGCGGCGGCTAAGACGATGGGCAATCACTTCTACTTCAACGACCCGAACCTCGTTCCGACCACCACGATGCTCAACTCGAACATCCAGCGTGGAGACAACCTCATTGAAATCGTCTGGGCGTACTACCGACAGATTGATGAGACGGGCGTCCCGGCCATCTACTACACAGTCATGTCCCCGCATGTCGGTAGCGAGCTGTACGCACTTCAGGAATTGCTTAACTATGCCCACGGCGAGTACCCATTCGTCGCAATCAGGTTCGAGATGACCCGTCGTCAGGTCACCGAAAGCCGTGGCATCCCGGAAATCTCCAAGACCGAGCAAGATGAGGTCAAGGCCATGCACGATTCCTTCAGGGACCGCGTCGCCCTTGAGATTATGCCCGCCGTCAAGGTGGTCAAAAGGGTCGGTGCGCTGAACAGAATCGCCCCCGGTCAGGTTCTTCCCGTCTCTACGAAGGATGACTACACCTTCATGGAGCCTCCGCAGGGCAAGGCTGAGCTCGCCATCAGCGTCATCCAGCAGATTGAGACCAATTTGGGCAACTTCTACGGCTTCATCGTCGGAGAAACCATCGACCCCAACAAGGTCAGGATGCTCCAACAGCTTCAGGTCAACAACTGGCTCGGCTTCTGGACTCAGACTTACAAGCAGTTGTTCTCCCTGTGCCTTCAGTTCATGCCAGAAGAAGAAGTCACCCGCATCACGGGCGCTCCCCTCAAGCAGAACATGTCGGAAATCCACAGCCAGTACGACTTCAACGTCAGGTTTGACGTCAGGGACACCGACCCTGAGTTCGTCATGGAGAAGCTTAAGGCAATCGTCGAGACTGTCGTCCCGCTGGACAGCGGTGGCGTCATCGACAGGAACAAGCTCGTCAAGCTTGTCATCGAAGCCATCTCGCCGGATGCCGCGAGGGAGCTTGTCATCGACCAGACCACCGCTTCGCAGAAGATGTACAAGGACGTCATGAACGACGTCGCCCTCATGATGCTTGGCAACGAAGCCCTGTACGTCGAAAACGACCCGTCGGCTGAGTCCAAAATGTCTTACTTGCAGGAAATCCTGCAGAAGAACCCGAAGGCCGCTACCGCCGCACAGTCGGACCGCATCTTCCAGATTCTGCTGGAGAACTACCAGAAGAACCTGCAGATGTCCGTCGAACAGCAGAAGAACAAGGAAATCGGACGAATCGGAGTTTCTCCAGCATCTGACCAAATCCAGCAGGAAATGGGAGAGGCTCAGGCCGAGCAGGAGCAACAGCCGATGCAGGCCCCTCAGGGCGGCGGCGTACCCAACCCGCTTCAGGGAATGGGCATGATTTAATCCATGGATAACATCGACCCAAACACGAAGGCGTTCGGATTCGTCAACAATGACGCAGAGGAGCTCTACAAAGCCGTTCTCGTCATCACCGATGAGAATTTCCAGAATGACCTCGTCTCCGTCATGCTCCCCCAGACGACTGGTGAGGCTCGCGCCCACGCCGCTGGCAGGGTTTCTGCGTTCAATGACATTTTGAGGATGTTTCAGGCTAACCGAGACTACATGCTCAAGGTGACCATGAGGGAAAAGCCATCCAATCCGAATCAAACCGGAGCGCGAACGTGATGCGTCTTGTGATTCAGGCATAACAGACAACCTTTTGACTACTTCTGCGTGCTAAGTAACGCTGACTATGGACCCTAACAATCCGGATAACCCCGAATCCCTCGGCCTTGAGCCCGAGGTTAATCAACTCATGGCCCAACCAAGCGAGCGTGCCGACCTCGCTGATGATGAAAAGCTCTCCCAATTCTTTGGAAGAGCTCTTGCGGACGGCTCGCAGGAATCGGAACCCCAGACCGATGAAACCGGGGAAGCGGCTGACGAAGACGTTTCAGATGCGTCTGAAGTCGAAGCCGAGAATACGGAAGAAGAAGAATCGACAGAGCAGTATGAGGACTCGCGACCCCAGCCTAAGGGCGTGGACAAGCGAATCTCCAAGCTTACTGCCCTGCGAAAGGAAGCAGAGGAACGAGCACAGAAATTGGAGGAAGAACTTGATACTCTCAAGCGTTCCAAGGCCGTCCCCAGCGCCAACGCCAACAATCCATTCAGCGCGTTTGACGATGAGGATAAAATTCAGGCCGAGTACGAGAGGCAAAAGGAAATCCGACTGTTCTGCGAACGATACCCTGATGGTTACTACGAGGACGGACAGGAGCCGGTTGACAAGGAATCGATTGCGAAGGCGAAAGTTAACGCAATCCGAGCCATGGAAGACCACCTGCCCAAGCAGTTAGATTACGTCGAGAAGTCGAAGGCGTTCGCGTCTGCGGCTCGCAAGGAATTCCCTTGGCTCAAGGATAAGACCGACCCTAGGACCATCATGGCTTCTAGGTTCGTGGACTCCGTCCCTGAGATTAGGAAGTACCCTGACTACGAAATCTACGCCGCCCACCTCGCTTCGGGCATGGCATCATACCAGAGCCAGAAGAAAGCAGCCAAATCCGGAGTCGCCATGCGAGTCCCTGTCCAGCCCACCTCCAGTTACGCCCCCGCGTCGTCGGCTAAAAAGCCCGATGCCGTGAAGGCCAAGCTCGCGGAAAGCAGGTACAGGCAATCCTCCTCCCTCGATGACCTCTCTGACGTGTTCCGAAACAAGTTCATCTGAGACCTAATCATCATCACTATGGCCTCTCTATTCGAGTCCCAGTTCCAGAATCAGCGTCCCCTTCAGGGCGCCCGAGTCGGTATCCGCGAGGAGCTCTCCGACCTCATCACCAACGTCGATGCCAAGGAGACCCCCATCTCCTCGATGGCTCGCCGCGGCTCCAAGCCGGGTAACACCACCTTCCGCTGGCAGGTGGACCGCAACCCGGACCCCTCCGTTGAGCTCGGCATCCTTGACGGCAAGGACGTTGACCCGACCAACCCGAGCACTAACTCGGACTTCAAGCAGTACACCCTCGGCTACAGGACGGAAGTTGAAAACAACATCCACCTGTTCCGCCGTGCCGTGCACGTCTCCAACCTGACTCAGGACATCCTCAACCTCGCTGGTGTGAAGGATGAACTGTCCCGTCAGCTGGCGAAGGCGACCATCGACCTCAAGCGTTCGATGGAAATCACCTTCACCTCGGACATCCTGCCCGCTATCGACGACGGCGTCACCCCCTATCGCACCCGATGCCTCACGGCTTGGATTAAGAAGGACAAGGCCACGGCTTCCAAGAACGCGGACAAGTACGGCGTCCAGAATCAGGACATCCGCACCATCGACGAAAACTTCGTCACCCCCGAGTCGTCCATCATCGGCACGAACTCTCTGGTTGAAAACCTGAACGAGAATACTGTTCAGGACCTCATGACCTCCGTCTATGAGCAGACTGGCCAGTTCAAGAACCATGAGGCTGTCGTCGGTACCAAACTCAAGCGTCAGTTCACGGAACTCGTCTACACGACCCGTGCTCCCGCTGGCACCCCTGCCCAGTCCGGTATCCGCTCCACCCGCGATGCCAACGCTGACACCATCAAGGCGTCCGTTGACTACTTCGAGGGCGACTTCGGTAAGCTCGCGCTCATCCCGACCCAGTTCCTCCACGCTGGCGTCAACCCCTACACCATCGTCGAATACACCGAAGGTGGCGTCCAGAAGTTCAAGCTGTACGACGGCCGTACGACCACGGAAGACAACCGCGTCAAGGCTCAGACTGGCGACGGCAACACCGCTGGTGTCATTACTGTCGGCAACGGCGGTCTCGAAGCCGCTAAGGCCACGATGACCGGCGCCCAGCAGGGTGCTCTCACCGCGAACAACCTCGTCATCGCCGCGGCCTCGAACACGGCGGCTGACCGAAACGCCGCTTACGCTGTGGCCAAGGTCCGTGCCAACCTGCATGCCGAAAACGCCAAGTGCAAGGGCTTCGTCATCCCGTGGGATTACCTCGAAGTCCGCTACGGCGGTAACATCGCTCAGGTTCGCGAACTCACCGAAAACGGCGGCGGTCCTCGTCGCATGATGGAGGCTATGGCGGCTCTGCTCGTCCACAGCCCCCTGACCTTCGGTATGTTCGACTACAGGTCCAACCTGTCGTAACCGACTGAGGCATGGCTGGCATTCAGTCCATCCATGAATCCATCCCGGACGAGCTCCTTCCCAGCATGCTGGAGGAGTTTCGTACCGGGTGGAACCTCCGTAAAGCCCAAGCTGAGGCCACTAAAACGGCTTTGGGTAAACTGAATCAGCTTCAACATCGTCACGTTGAAGGTCTGGGCCAGCTGACAGCTCGTATCCCTGAGGAGTCCTACCATTACTGGGGACAGAGACTCGGATACGCCTGTTGGCGTGACGACAATTTCATGAAGGGTTTCCTTAGGGACAACCCGGAGTGCAGGGTAAACTCCAAAGCGGAGAACACTACCCTGCTCGTAGACGGCTTCGGCCGTTCCTTTTCTTAATGCGTTCGGCATACTTCAGCGACATTCTACACGCCAGCCTGCAAATCTGCGGTCTGGATAGGAACCTGACCACCCCTGACAGGTTCGCCATGGTCAGGGACTTCGTGTCGATGAGGCTCAGGTCTATCTGGGAGTCCAACGAATGGACCGACCTCAAGTATTACTCCAAGCTTCCCACGACCAACGTCGATAGCAGGCGTAAGATTACCCTCCCTAGCACGAACGACCAAGTCATCGCCGTCTGGAACAGGGACCCAGTCGCGGTGAACGCCATCCAGAAGGACTTCGACATCGTCGGCAACGACGTCTTCCTCAGGACCAATCAGGACGAGGAAGTCTGGGTCGAGTTCAGGATGGACGCACCGAGACTTTTCGGGGCCGCTTACGACGCCGCGCAAAGCTACAGTACGGGTGCTCAGGTCTACTATGACGAAGGCTCCAGCTCTGGCTCCTTGGTTCCCGTGCCCGGATTTGCCGTGCAGGGCGATTTTTATGTCTACAATGGTACGAATCCGTCAGGCGTGGGAACGATTCCTCCGCTTACTTGGCAACGAGTCCGAATCCCGAAGCTCTTTGCCAACGCCCTCATCCACGGCGTCCACGCCGATTTTCGTCGTTCCACCGGCGAGCTTGAAGCCGTCCAAGCCGCCGAGGCCGATTTCGCAAAAGCCCTTGACCAAGCCCTCGACCAAACGCTCCGCCAGCAAGGCTCGACGCGCCCGATAAACTTCAGAACTTACTAAAATGAGCAAAGACCTTCCTTATCAAATCCCTAGGGTCAACGTTAAGACCTTCAACAACGCCTCCAAGGCCAAGGTGCTGGATGCCTGTCGCTCTCGCAGGGTGTTCGGCGTCGTCAACACGGCTGACTCCACCATCCTCGGCATGTATCTACAGCCGAATGGCGTGGGTGACCCCATCAACCTCACCCACGAAAAGAACGCCAACAAGCATGACGGCGGCTCTTTCGAGCTTAACGGCTACAACGGCGAGTTCTGGGCCATCGGCGAAGGCTACGTTTACTACTTCGAGTCCTGATGCCATTCAAGGGTGACCTAAGGTTGGGCGGACGCCGCCGCAACGACAGCACCCTTAATGGTATGTCGGAGGGTCCAGATTTTCCTGCGGCAGGAACGCTCCTAAGGCATGAAACGAAGACTTACCCAATCAATCAAGGTGGCGAGGCGGCATCGTGGGACGAGGCTTGGGGGGTGGACCCTCAAATCCCAAGCCAAAAAGCCCTTGTTCCTATCAGGGCCAACGGACTTGGCGGTGAATACAATGATTGGGCTAACGTTTCCAACGTCGAATACATCGCTGACGGAATTTTGGCTCAAGAGAATGCAATAAGCACCCCATTGTACGTACAGATTGGAGACAGCTCGTACGTAAACGGAGGAGTACTCTATGATGCTCGCCACGACGGAGCCGGAAGCCTGTACACAAGCGGAGGAACTACCACGTACTACTCGAATGGGGCCATCATTACTCAAATCACGGAGCCAATCGTGTTAGAGTACGCAGGATTATTTTTTCAAATCGGCGAACGGCTTGCCAACTATCGTTCGGACGGAGTAGGTTATTACTACGTCCAATACGGGACTTCGTCGTACGTTCCAGATGGAACGTCATTAGGAACTACCGGACCGCGCGGACTAAATAGTGAAGTTACCGACCCGGAAAACAATTTTACGTTTACTTACGGATACGCCAACGTCGATGAGGAGATTTTTTCCGACGGCTCGGGCAGCATGTATGTGGAGCAGATTTCCATTGAATACTCTACGGCAGGCTCATTAATCACACACGACGAAGTCAACAACGTTTGGTACACGCATGACGGAGCCGGAGGATGGCTTAGCGGTCCTTATGCTCCTTACGGAACGCCCACGGGAAGCACCGAAAGTGGCAACGTTGAAGTTTACATCCCTGATGGCGGCAATAACTCCTACGTCATTGGCTCGTATTCGGGGGCTGGGGTGTACTGGGATGGAGCCGGAAGTACGTACGCCGAAGGCGGCACCTACTCGTACGACGCGGAGGGAACTTTCATCGTTAATTACGACGGATACAATTACTACTGCGACGGAAGCGGAAGCTACTACTCCGAACCCGAATAACGGCCATGCTATTGCGCTCTGGAGTACATGTAAAGACTGCTCCTCCTGCCGCTACGCCGCCTTGGAGCTGTGTCTGGCGTAACAAGGATGGGCTGAGGTGCCATGTCGGAAGGGTCTATGACCCGGAATTGTTCGATGATGGTGCGGCCGAGTACGCCCAAGGCCAGTTCCCCAGAAAGAAGCCGTCGTCCATGACGCTTATTGGAGGTGCCGTCATCACGAACGCACCGGAGTCGAACATGTCCCAGTCGTCCACAGGCGGGTTCAAGACGGGCTCGGTCAAGCTGTACTACAAGACCAATTTCGGAAGGGCCAACTACACCTCCAACGACTTGGAAGAAGTCCCTGAATCTGGATTCGCCTACTGGGCTGAAGGAAAATTCAAGAGTCAGACTGGTAGCGTATACTTAATCCTGAGCAGGCTTGAGCAGGAAGGCTCGCAAGCCAAGTGGGTGCTCTCATTGTCCCTTGAGGCAAACATCCAGAAGAAGGACTTCAAAATCGCCTGCATCGCCGGGACTTCCTGCATCCAAATCTGGCAGAGCGACATCACCTATGCGACGGGGGGAGGGGGTGGTGCCGATGACCATCCTTGGAAGGTCTCTTGCGCCAACTCGGCCACCAAGGTGACTGTGACAATCAATGACGGAGCCATCAGCAACGTGATGCTCAGCAACCCTACGTACTCGCACGAAATCACCGCCGAAGGTGAGTATTCCGTCCTCCTGAAGGTGACGTGCCTGAATTTGGTGTATCCTCAGGAAGTGATTTGGAGCGTCGTGAAGGATTGGTCCCCGTACAATAGCCCCAACACGCTCACCGAGGCTTGGCTGAAAGTGGCTCACATCGAAGTGACCAATGAGGTCGGACCTCCTGCTACTAAAGCAAGCACAGTAACACAGCTAATCAGGTCCTCTTTGATGACCGAGCGAATCAAATACGGGCAGGGCCTGAATTCTGCTAGGTACTACTTCAACAGGGTATGAGCTTTTCAATCCTGAATGAAATGTTCCGCATTGGATGCCATGTGATGGCCGGTACCCAGCAGTCAGATGAAAACGATGGGGTTAATGGCGTCCTGTTTGAAAGCTACGCGGACCAGATGGCATGGATAATGAGGGCGTTCGACTTAGGATTCGACGGAGGATTCATCAACTTCATTCCAGCAGGCGTATTCAATGGCTTTAATGGAGACGATACGGCCACTAGTACTGACCTCATCTCCCTAGGCGGAACCGCAAAAGCGAAAATCGGGTACCCGTCTACAAATGAGCTCGTTCCCGAGGACTACATCGACGAATGGGGCAACCCGTCAGTCAGGATGGTGAACAGCGAACATCCTACGAACGTTGACCTGTCCCTTTCTCCTTCCAACAAATTCGCTTTTGGTCAGATGACGGCCTCTGCACATACGGCAGGGTTCTCTTCTAACAACTGGGAGTACTACCAGTACGGAGATTGCCCAGCAGGACAGACGCAAACCAGCATTTCAGTCAGCGGAAGTCAGTCTAGCTATTCCTATTCCGCGACATTTCCCCTTGGTGAGGGTGAGTTTTACAGCCCTTGGGCTACGAGCTACGATAAGGATACTAAATCCGTATGGGTTTCCGCGTTTGCTCCGGGCGGCGGCACCAATTTCCCATACCCCGGAGCTCCCGTGACTCGCGTTAAGACTCATTCAGGCTCGTTTACTTACTCACCTTCCCAATACTTCGCCTAATGCCTAGAGAATTCCAACAAGCTGGAGATTCGTCATTCGGCGGCTTCGCATCCTATCCGAACTCCGCGAACAATGACCCTGAGAAGGGCATCATGTCCATGTGTAAGAACGTCCGCATCTTGGAGGGAGTAATCACGCCTAGGCCCGGCTCCAGCAGGGTGCTGACCAACACGGGAATCACCGAGGTTCAGTTTGCGGCGGCTGGACAAGGGTCTTTGGAGGACAACATTTACATGTGGAGGGGGGCCACCGGAGAATCGGTGTCTCGCTATCGTACCACACAGCCCGCTGGCATCGTGTCCGTAGCAGATGGACCTAGGTCTTACAGGAAGTCCCGAGGTCAGGGCTACCAGACGCTAGCGACGATTGAAGCATCCAACGCCGCGAATTGGACGGGAGAGTCTGACTTCACGGCCAGCGCGAACGTCCTTGGAAGGATTGCCTACGCCAAGAACGACCAGATTTGGCTGAGCCTTTTCGGTGGCCTCCAGCCGTTCAACGCCGACACCATCTCGCTGGTTCAGGGGACTTATGACAAGATTCAGGCCCTGCACTTCTCCAATCAGGCCCGCAAGCTTTACTCCTTTGGCACCCGTTCCGTCTACGAAGTGACCCTAGGCATGCCCGCCGTGAGCCTAGAGTCTGGCAGGCCGTCTCCGGAATTCTTTCACAAGGCCAACCTGCTCACGGCACAGGAAGGAATCCTAGCCAAGAACAGCGTCGCCGAGGTAGCCGGTCAGGTGTTTTACCTTGGCCACGACGGAATCTACTCAATCGACATCACCAAGGGCTTCCTTGAGGGCCAAGGCCCGGCCTCCAACCCGATTGAAGACGTCCTGAAGGGCATCCCCGCCGCTGAAATGCAAAAGGCCGTCGGTACGGCGTTCATGGGCAGGTACTACCTGCTCCTTCCGAACCAGACGGACTACAAGCTGAACAGAATTCTGGTCATCAACCCCCTGCTTCCGAGCATGTTCGAGTCCATTGACGAGTATCCCTACGAGCTGGCCTCCATCATGACTTCGCGCAACGCCTCTGGTGTCGTCTGCCTGTGGGCCGTCGGCAAGCTCGGAGACGTCTTCCAGCTTGAGACTGGCACCACGGACAGCGGAACCGCCTATCAGGCGTCCTTCAAGACCCGTAATTACAATTTCAGCACGGAAATGGACAAGAGGTATGACGCCGTGGTCGTAAGGATGGACACGGCAGGTCAGGCCAATGTCGAGATTTACTTCCACAGCCTCAATCCTGATGGCTCGCATCTGATTGATACGCTCAACTCCAGCGGTGGTAGCGTGGTTAGACGCGCTTTGGCTGGGAAAAAGTGTTCGGGCTGTAGCGTGGAAGTCGTTGTCAAGTCGGGCTTTCCGCTGATTTACTCTGTCATGGTCGATGGCTCCATCGCCGGACGTTCAATTTTTAACTCCTTCTAAACGTGCCATACACCCCGCCAGTCTATTACACGCCTCCGTCGCTCGGCACCTATCCGAGCAAGCTTTACCCTGACTACGCTGGCGGTCACGGATTCCAGTTCACCACGCGCGACCCAAAGAAGGAACTTGAGTACACTTCTAGGCTGTTGTCCGACATCCTAGACCCTGCTGGCTTCTGGGCTGAAGCAGAACTCCACGTCGGCACGACGCTCAAGACTAGGTACAATGACGTAGTCGGCACCCTGAATACGAACGCAAGGGCTACCTACGATTCCATCCTTAGTCAGGTCAAGACTGACGTCTATGGCGGTGCTCCCGTCACTCCCAATGTCGCCTACGACCAATTTTTAGCCGGTATGAGTGCCTCTGCGGGAGGCGGTCATTCCAGCGTCTCCGCTTACTCCAACCTCGCCACGCAGGAAAGGCAGATGCAGGTGCATGAAAGTGCGGTCAACGTCGCTAAGACGCTCATGGGCCTCACCTATCAGGCGACTTCTGCGATGCCTCTCGTCGTTCCCATCGAATCTCAGCTCGTCAACGACGCTTCCGCATCCGCAGTCGAGCAATACAACCTCGGACAAGTCCGCGACCAGCAGGTCAGGCAGTCTTACGAGGTCGGCTATTCGCTCGCCACCATCTCCGCCCCCGTCACCATCGGAAACGCTCCTCAGACTCCAGCCGATGAAGTGCTGGCATACGGAAGCATCAGGGCTCAGGGAGCTGGAGCCGCCACCATTTAACAATGAACAGACTAGAACTAGGAGGCGGCGGAGGAAGCCGCGACACCCTATCGGCCGCAGTCCAAAGCCAATACGAACCTCTCGGTCAGGCTTTCAAGGCCGCACAGATTGGCCAAGAGCAGGGCCTAGGAAGCATGTTCCAGAAACAGCTCCAAAGGGAACGCATCGCTGGCACCCTCGGCATGCAACTTGCGCTCGGCGACTACAAGGCTGGGCTTCAGAGCCAAGCCGATGAGTACGCCACCCAGCAGGCTGAAGAAGAAGCTTCGGCCAAGGAACAGGCTGCAGGCGATGAGCTTGGCGGAGAAGAGCAGGCCGTAATGGACCACTACCAGAACGTACTCGAGTCCTACGAACCCGGTAGCGATGAGTATGAAGGTGCCAAGAGGGCACTTGATACGATGAAGCGTAGCATGGGCGGTAGCAATTCGCGCCGCCGCGGTTACCTAAAAGGCATCGGCCAAAACAATTTCGCTGACCCGTTCGCGCAAGGCACGCTTGGGATGGAGGCCGCACGCCCCGTCGCCCCACAGCCAGACGCCCGCGACGAAGCACCCGTTCGACAGACCATTCCCGGCTGGGAAGGCATCGACGACGACCTTAATGACTAACGATTATGGCAAAAGGTAAAGCAATTTGGGATACCATAAAGGGCGTTTGGAATTACGCCCCGAAGGCCATTCAGCCCTCGACGTATGCCCCTCAATTCGCCAAGAACGCAGGCTATGCCACTAATAGAGCATTGGTCGGCAAGATGGGCGCGAAAGGGGTTCGCAACCTTAAAGCTGGCGGGGCCGTGGCCCTTGGCCTTGGAAGCCTTATTGGTGACTCTGGCCCCGAGGAAGACGAAACTATGCAGAGGGCTATGAATCAGCTCAGGTACGGGGCAGACATGACCGACGAACAGTTGCAAGAAGCCCAAGCCTCAGGTCAGGCATTCAGGGATACCGGAGCTATCGGAGAGAACGGATTGAGTGAAGCAGACGCTAGGGCATACATCGCACAAAATGCCGACCAGCGAGGAACTGCGGAGAAAATTGGCGGAGGAGTTCTCAATGCCCTCAGCTTTATTCCGGGTGCCGGACAGGCTGTTGGTCTTCTTGGCGGCATGGAATATGACAGAAGGCTTGGCAAAGCTAGGAACCTGAATCTTGAAAACATTGTCGGCAAGCTGAGGGGTGACGCTAACGAAGGCAAAATTCGGAGAAACATGGAAGGCACCATGGGCAAGTTCATGACTGAAGGACTTCTCGACAATGAATTTGGACGAGGAAAGGTAAGGGGTAGCGGCGGAATCAAGCCCGCGATTGACGAAATGGCTCAGGCCGAAGAATCCGCGGCCCTAAAACAGTACGAAGCAATCAAGGCCAAGGACGGAGTCTTTGCGGCTATTTCCTCTCCTTACGCCGCCAAAGCAGGACGTCAGGTTTATCTCGACGTTCAAGAAGCTTCTGGCGGTGACAAGAACAACATGGAGGCATTGCTTTCTGGGGCTGGACTTACCGATGAAGAAACTTCTGCTCGCTACTACGGAGACCCGAAGGCAAACGCCGCCAGCAACCAGAAGCTTGCCGAAGAAGCCATCGCGAAGCAGTCGGCCTCACAGCAGGCCCTTGCCTCGGCATCCGCCCAGACTTCCCTTGAAGCTCAGGATAAGGCTCGCTCTGGTGAAATCGACCTTAAGCCAGCCACGAACCCCGAAGAAGTCAGGAACGCTCAGGCAACTATCGCCACGCAGAAAGGATTCCACGGACAGAGTCCTATCTCTATTGAGCAACAGGCTTACATGAACGCTAGGGGCCAGAAGTCTGATGTTCAGATGCAGAACTCTCTCAACAGCCCTGAATGGAAAGCACTTTTTGAGAGGCATCAAAAGCAAGCCACGGCCAATGCTCAGGCGGCTAGGAATTACATCGCACCTCAGCATCGGATGGGCGTCAGCCCTACTGGTCAGGCTTCTCGCGACGCAGAAGCTGCTAGGATTTTTGGAGGCAACACTACGGCCCCAGCCCCGCAGGCCCCGTTGCCTGCTCAGGTAAATGCCGCGGCGACGACTCCTCGGGTTCAAACGGCACCATCCCCGTCTCGCGCTTCATTGCTTGGACCTAGTGCGACTCCCGGAATGACTCCAGAGCAGAAGTACGGACCGCAGGCACTTGATTCCGCCAAGAGAGACGGAGTGTTCCTTAGTACCAATCCGAACATCATGAAGCCTACTCCGTATGGAGTTGGCACGGCGACTCCGGGTATGCCTCAAGTCCCTGACATTGGTGCCCCTGTGCGTGGTGCCGTTGACAGGGCCCTTACCCAGCAGTCCAGCATGCCCGGAAATGTGATGGCTCCTAGTCCGTATGGACTTAACACGGCAACTCCGGGCGTTCCGCAGGCTCCTGATATCGGTGCCCCAGTCCGTAACGCCGTTCAGGGTGCGTTGACTCAGCAGTCCAGTCCTCCGGGTGTTGCGCCTAAGAAGCCCATGAGCCAAGAAGAAATCGCGAAGATGATTGCTGAGCAGGAGCGTCAAAAGGTTGATGCTCGCAACAATGCCAACCCTCAAATCTCCCCAATCCCGCGTCCTAACCCGATGCGTCGCTTTCGATAATCATGAGTAAATTCACCAAAGGTGCCAGAGGCATCAAGAAGATGTTCGGAAGTAGCGGACTTAAGAGTCTTGGTGACTCTCTGAACATGGGCAAATGGGCTACCAACATTGCCCGTGGATTCGGAGTCCAGACCCGAAACAAGGCACCAATTCTCAGCTCCAAGCAGGTCATCGATAGCTCTAACAGGGGCAACGTCACCGCCGCATTTGGACAGCTTGCTGGCACGGGTGGTGCGGCACAGCAAATGAGCCCTGTGACCAAAACAGTAAACACGCTTGGCGAGAGGACTCTCAACTCTACCGGCCTAGGCCTTCAGATTGGAGGCAACGCCGCCGTCTATGGCGGTGGCATCGGTACGCTTGGCTACATGATGAAGGGCGATGGAACCGAAGCTGGCGTCGATGAAAACGGCGTCAAGAATCCGGGAGCCAACGAAGAAATGATTAAGTTCCGCGAGAAGTTCCAAAAGGACAAGCTTGGCGGTTCCAGCACCTTTTCCGCCCCCAAATACCAAGCCTTAAGGAGTCAGTCCAAGTGGGTCGATACCGCCATTAAGTCCATCGGAGCAGAGCAATACAAGAAGATGCGAACCGCAGTCATGAACGGCGAACTTCCTCCTGAGAAGATGCACTCCTTCCTTACGGATGCAATCGCTCATGACACGGAAGCCTTAAAGCTCGCTGGCAAGGAGCCTTACGTCCTTCCGGGCGTCGCTAGGACTGCCGGAGGCGAAGGCCGAGTCGTCGTCATGGCCCCCATGGCGGGCAAGGACAAGAAGACCAGCTACAAGGCGATGCAGTACGGCATCGAACAGCAGTAATGGAAGGCGACGAGTCGCTTAACGACTCTTTCTCTGTCAGCCCTAGGGATGTCCTATCCCAAGGCAGGCAGGATGGAGGATACACCTACGGCCCAATGGGCCAGCAATACCGACAGATGGGCATGAACCCTCTGGCAGGGGCGCAAGCCGCTTTCAGCGGAAGGGGTTCTGGTGGCATGGGTGCTCCCGCCGCCCAAACGCAAAAGCCCCAGCAAATGGCCTCTCAGGACGCCATGTTCTACGCCAATGACATCGGGGACCATGGTGCCGCGTCCGCGTTAATGAATTCCAAGGACGGAAGCTCGAATTTCCAGATTTTTGACCCGTACGACTTTGATTTCGGCGAAGGGGAAGAAGGCGTCGGCGGCAAGGTGACCATGCGTATCGTCCCTAAGGGCGAGCGCGACGTTCCCACTCCTTCCGGCCCTAAGCGTATGGCCGTATGGGAGTACGCCAGAGCTCGAGGTATCAAGTCAGCCCCGTTCAAAGGCGGCGATGAGAACGCCCGTGGCTTCCGAGACCTTATCGGCCAGAGCCAGAACCTGATGAGCAACCTCTCTAGGCTGGAACAGCTTTACAAGAACAACGCCATCATGACCGGATTCGGCCCGACTGAGGCTTCAACCGAAGCCCGAGGCCTTGAGTCCCGAATCCTTCTGGACTACGCCAAAATCATGAGCGGAGCAAAGGGCCTAGGCGGTCAGGTGTCCGACAGGGACCTTGCCGTATTCCAAGCCATGACCCCCCAGCGGGCTTCGTCTTGGTTTACCCGACTGCGTGGCAATGAAATGACCCTCCTCAAGAAGGTGAGGGCTCAGACCTTGGAAAAGCTCAAGAGCACCGCCCACGCAAACGGGCTGGACTTCCTTCCTGAACGCCAAGAATCTCAGCGACAAATCAATACTGAGAAGTATCGAAGCAAATCAATTACCCTTGAATAATGGAACCCTCTACTCCTCCCGGCCCTGAATTTAACGAGGCCGCTAGGTATGCCATGCTTCTTAACCAAGCTGGCAAAAGCCTAGACCTTGGCCCGTCAATCAGCAATGGGCCAGCAGGGTTTCACCTTGCCAAAGAAGAGACCGACGAGGACGTAATCAAGTATTACGAGGAGGACATGACTCAGGGCATTGACCTGTCCCGCCCTGACGCAGAAGAGCATTGGAACGCCATCACCCGCGGATACGGGAAGCGAGTCACCGACTATGGCCAACTTTTGGCCGATGCTGGTGGTGAAATCGCGGCTATCCCCGGAAACCTCATCGAAGGAATCGCCGAAGATGGGCTTGTAAAGGGCGCGGCAAGCACGGCAGAAGGCGTCGTAAGGTCTATCCGTGACCTGTGGGGCATGGCCGCCGAGTCGGAAAACCCGACCTCAGTTTTGTTCGGATTCAAGTCGGCAATCAAAGCCCTAATGAGCGGAAAGGCCTCCCAGAACTGGAGGGAGGAAGCCCAGCAATGGAATCAGGCCCGTAAGTTCAATTATCATTCCATGCGAATGATGCAGGGCGACGAATCCGTCCTTGAGCAGTACATGGACATGGACGAAGACACGGCCAAGAAGGTCAGGTCTTTCATCAATCCTAAGGTCGCCCACGCCATGTCGTTCATCGGCATGGAACTGCCTTCCATCATCGCCTCGCCTTTCACCGGAGGTGCTTCTGCTGAGCTCGGTCTCGCCGCGGCCAGCTCAAAAGCCGTTCAATCCGCAAGGCTGGCGAACAAGACCAGCATGTTCGGCAAAATCGGCAACACGCTCGCTTCTTCCGCAAGCAGGTTCGATAACTTTGCCCAGAAAATCACCCAAAGGGCTGTCGGTGGAACGCTTACTGGCATCGGTAAAGCACTTGAAATTCCGGCCAACATCGCCGGTGCGGCCATCGGCGGAACCATTGACAACCTGTCCAGCAGGACCGGTTTCTCCTCTGGCTATCTTCGCAACGCCGCAGAGACTGTTGCTACCGACGCATCCGTGGCCCTTGGTGGCGTTGCCGGTGGTACTAGGCAGACTGTTGGCTACCTCGGCTCCATGGGCCTGAGGACCACGTCCGAGCTCCTTCAGGAAATCGGAAACAAAGCTACCATGCGTAGCTTCGGCGTAATCGAAGCCGGAACCCCGACTTCACTCAGCATCCTTGAATCCGTAGCCGCGAATCCCCTTCTGTCGCCGAGCGCAAAAGTCGCCGCGAAAATGCTGAATACTGTCGTTGACCCGGTCATCCAGCTTTCCACGTCTGCCCTTAAGCATAGCTACAAGGACGCACTTACTTTCTCATTCCTCGGATACCTTTCCGACAAGGAGCGTGGTGCCGTAGGCGGTGCCGCACAGGGCATGATGTGGGGTGGTTACAGCGGCGCCCTTAGGCACGGCTGGTCTCTTGTGAATGGCGGATTGTCCCACGACATACACGTCAAGAATTTCGACGAAGGATACCTTCCTCAGGTCGAGAAGATTAATCCTTCCTACGCATCCTTCATCAGGGAAGCCACCCATTACGCTGACGCAACGAAGTCCACTAGGGTCATGTCCCAGACCCGTAGCGTCGCTCAGATTCTTTGGCAGTCCTTAGACTCCGCAGACAGGAAGAACCTGATTACCCATGTCGGGGACAAGGCCAGCCTTGAGTCCTTGCTCATCAGCCACGGCATTGATGCTTCGCAGATTTCAAAGTTCTCCGGTGCCAATGACGCGGGCGGAAGCTTCACCCTCGTCAAGAAGGGTAAGGACGGATTTGTTCCGGTCCTGTTTCTTAACAGGGAAAAGCATAGGTTCCAAGACTTTGGGCACGAAGTCCTCGGCCACGTCGTCAGCTACTCGCTCAGGGAGAAGGGCAAGCTGGGAGAGCACTTGCGCAGGTTCTTTGGAGACAAGGCCGACGGAGGCATCTTCAGCGATGAAATCATCGCCAGTAGGGCCGCTCGACGCAGGTCTCTTGAAATTGCAGTCGAGGAGATTTCTTCCCGCATCAGCAACAACGACCCGACGTTCATCACCGAGGTCAATAAAAGGGCCAAGGAAATTTACGAAGGCATCAACACCTCTAAGGAAGGAAGCAAGGCGTTCTACATGCGCGAGCTCGAAGAGCTCAGGCAGAGGGCGAATGGTGCGTTTGGCTCCGCCGCGTTCTGGACATCGACTGCCCCTGACGCAGAGGGCAAGATGACCCCGGCCGCTTACCTCGTCGGTAACGCAGACTCGGTCAAGTTCATGTTCGAGGAAGGCGTCGCAGGATACGCAGAGTCCCTGTTTATCCATACGAACCTCCAGAATCTCATCCTGCCTGATGAGCTAAAACCCTTCCGCATCAACCTTGAACGCATCTACAACGAGCGATTTGCCCGCAAGGTTACCGACCTTGAAATGGCTGGCGTCAGGGCTAAGTACGGAGAGTTTGCCATCGATGACCCTAGCAACAAGGGCATGCACGGGAAGCTGACCATTCAGGCCGAGGCATACGACGATGGCG